GCGCCATACAAAAGTAGATTCATGCAGACATACAACCATACCATAACCATGATAATCGTCGCAAGATTCCCATACATGTTGCTGAATCACTACTCGTTACCTGGCATTCAAAGGTTGGCAATAAGCCTGTATTCTTAAATTCCTCGATCAATTTATCAAACATTTCACTGCATTTATAAACTGTCATTGAGAATTTAATGGTAAGTCCGACCGCTTTTTTACCATCAATCAATGCACCTAATCTTGTCACATCGGCATTTTTGACATTTGCTTTTGCTTCAAATTTTTTTGCATTAAGCATAGAATAACGTCTTCCATTAATTGTGCAAAAAAACTCTGCCTGTTTTGCGCTTGGTGCATCCTGCGTATTCATAAACTGTTTCGACATGCCCATCTTCCTCCTGTTACTCAATCATTGATTTCATGTACAATTTTTCCATTGTGTTAATAATGGTAATTGCACTGTTAATAAGTACTGATTTCTTTGTATCACCCTGTTCGACAGTAATATCTTCTGGATCAAAATCTTCGATTGCATTGATATCGCTTAACTGCTGATCAATTTTCACAATATCTGACCACAAACTTACTCTTCCCGATTTGTCATTCGGAACCTTTCCAAGATATTTGGAAGCAAAAATTGAAGCAATGGAATCTGCTCTTGTGTCGATGACGCGGATTGTCTGATTATCCTTGAAAATATCGCCCATTTCGTCTGTGATGCTGGTAAAAGAATTGATATCCTCAAGAACATGAACCTCTGTACCCACCTGATGTAACACCCATTCGCCTTTTTCCAGAGCTTCTGTAAGTTCATCCTGAGTAAATTCAGTGTTAATGCTTAATTCGCCATCATATTTCATATTCGTTGCAGACTTATTTACAGCAGTACCGGCAATAACACCTGTAGCCCAATACACAAGTTCTGCACTGTTTTTCACATTTACACATGAAATCGAATCTGCCGAACTATAATCGTGCATAACCACCTGTAATCGAATGCCTACATCATTTCTCAATCTGTCTGCAAAAGCGGCATACAGTCCTTTTACTGCACTTTCAGATCCAGCATATCCAATTGCATTTACATCTGGATAAGAACTGATTTTATCCAAAAATGCCTGATGATTTGATGTCGATGCAGTACCGTTTGTTCCACCGCTTAATGCCGTTGCTGCCGTAACAGACAATTCAGCGGATTTTTTCCACACAACAAAATCATTGTCAATAAGCTCTGATGCTTTTGAAACTGTCTGGCTGTCCATTTTTTCAGTTCCAAGATACAGTAACACATCGAATTTTTCACCATCATCCACATTTGTCTGAATAACAACCTTAAGATCATTTCCCTTTTTGCCTGTATATTTTGCTTCCGCAAATGTATTTGAAGCTTTTACTCCCCCAGAAGTAACTTTATATACATATACTTTAGAAGCATGTTTGAAAAGTTCTCTTAATGGCAACATTTCTGCCGCATCATAGTCGAATCCAAACATTTTTTTACTATCCTTCATGAAATCCGAAGCTGTGACACTAACCACCTTATCATCAGCACCCCAGTCCAGTTCCAACGCCATTGCAGCTACGCCTCTGTCTGATAACGTTGCTGATGCAATTGCTTTTGAAATGAACTGAAAATAAGCCCCCGGAAGTACTTTATTCTGTGTTAAATATGTTCCTCCACCTAATGCCATTATTTTCCACTCTTACCCTTTCCATAAAACGAATCAATCATCTTATCAATTTCTTCTGTTGAATAATTTTTATGCTTGTCCAGATTCCCAGACAAAAAATCTCTGTACTTTTTATATCTCATGGAACTTACAATCTGTTCCTTTGAGAATAAAATCTTTTCTGGTTCTTTTTTTGTTTCTGCCATGTTATCCTCCTTTACATCACTTTTGTGCTTTCCTCAAACTGCATCATGCTTTCTAATTCCTCTTTTTTGAGCAAAAAGAGATCATATGTAATCTGAAAATGTAAAACTCCATCCACTACATTTCCGCTTACATTACTGCCATGTATAATCTTATCTTCCACAGTAATATCACTGAGGCATTCAATTAAAGTCTCATAGACGGTATTACATTCGTCCACAGGCTCATCATCTGATTTAGAAAAATAGTCAATCACAAACGGATAATATCGTCTTGAGCGAACTTTTCCGATTACTTCCACACTTGGATTCAGACACATAACAGAAAAACACGGATTTCTTAATCCCTGCTCTACCAATTCTGTATACACTTTAAAATGTGCTGAATCATATTCTGTCCTGATTGCTGTAATAATACCATCAATTACTTTCTGTATCATTTCATCGCGTCCTCCAGAAATTTTTGCAATTTTCGTTCTAAAATCTGTGGTGTAACGGTTCTTAATTCTGCTTCTGAAATTGTTAACATGAATTTTCCCGGAACCCATCCCTGATGATTTCGTTTTCTGTGACCGTATTCCACATATGCAGCATATTCAACAGGATTTGTAATCTCGACTTTGAATGTATTACCGATACGATCAATTTTCATTGAATTTGCATATTCTTCTGGTTTTTTACCATTTCCATTGCCATTTACTGCCTCTTCATGTGTTTCCGCTGTCCAGCCACGCCTGAGCGTACCTCCTTTTTTGGGAGTGACCTTCTTTTTATATTTATCTCCCTTTTTATGGTATTTCGAATCTCTTTTTGCTGTTACTTCAATTTCTTTTGAATAATTCCCAGGCTTAGTACGCTTTATTACTTTTTCTAATAATCTGGCAGCCAATTCTTTACAGCAGGCCTTCATAAATTCCTCTTTCTGCTGTTTATTGAGATCCTCGATTTTTCTTGTGAAATCCTGTAATTCTTTATACTTTACGCTCATTATGACCACTTTTCCTTCAATTCAAGAATAACTTCCTGATGTGTTTCATATACCGCCGGCTTACCGGAGCTTGCATAATCCGTTGTGACACCATTCTGCGTTACCGTAATCTTTGAACCTGGTTCTATGATTCTCTCCGGTTTTAAAAACAGCTTTACAGTTTGTGTTTGGATTGAAGCTCTATCTCCTTCCTTGGCAGATTCCTTACTATTAAAAGAAAGTCTGCAAGGCTCATTCTCTAAAATCACAGCATTAGTAAATCCTGTCGATCCATTAGGCTTCTCACATTCTGCACGTTGCGTAACGGTGCATCTTCCATCATATGTGCTTTCAATGATTTTTCTTACCATGTTCATGTGGACACTACCTTCCTGTATCGGTTTAAAGATGATTTGTAGTTTTTCATGAGACTATCTGTAAATGATGCAGATACAGTGCCAAATGATGTAGAAGTATCACCGATTTGAGCCGAAGAAACTCTTTGTGGTGTCTCTGTTTCTCCCGGCTTTTCATTTCTGTAAATATCCATTGCCATGCGCAAGACTGTTGTTTCTAATTCTGCCGGGATTTCATCAATGTGGCAGTAATTTTTTACAATGTCTTTTGCGTTATCCAATGCAAACTCTACACATATTTCTATGCTCTGCTCATCGGCATTTAATCCAAGAAGTGCCAACAGCCTTTCGGCTGTCAGCTTGCTACTCCCTTCCATGATTATCACCTACCCGATTTTGTGTTTAATAGCAACAATTCTAAGCTGTTTTGACTCATATACAGGTTTCCAGTTCTCTGCCATCGCAAGTTCTGTACGGAGCGGTGTTTCCACATGATCACGTTTTGCTCCAGTGTATGCAATTCCTCTTGGATGTAAAATAAATGCTTTACGGTTAATGAGATAATCAATACCAGCACCGGTCTGTTTATCACGATCCGTCTCGGTAGCCACAAACCCAACAGGAGAACCATTACCATATGCTACTGCGCCATTTCCAAAAAGATATGTAGTGTACACACCTCCGGCACCTACTGGGCATCCGTCATCTACAGTTACACGTCTACCCTGATAGGTATCAAACTCTACATCCGTAGAATCACGCTCTGTCTCAATGAGATTCAGTTTCTTCAGATAAGACTTTGTTGCTGAATGCATTGCGACGCCAGATAACTGTGACTGTGCATCACCAAGCAACTGACATGCATCAATAAATGCTGACGCACTGATCTGCTTTGCTGCTTCTGTCTTACCTGCAGTAAGATCGAGAATATGATCTTTCATTCTGGTCTCTGCCGCCGGTGTTCCTTCCGATCCTGCTGTAGTTGTACCAAATACTCCAGTAAGAATCGCAATCAGCTCTTTCTGCATATCACGTGCCCAATAAGACGCAACCAGATCACCAATCGCTTTCATTGGATCAGCACCTGCCAAAGCAGCGGAAAGATTCGTTGCTCCCCACATATTCTGGCGGAAAATGGTAGTTGATACATCCTCATTGGAACCAATTTTCTTAGCAGTCATCTTGACATCTTCAAGAATCGCTTCGGATTCCCCCTGTAAATCCTCAAAAAACGGCATATTATGTGTTCTTGCCGCTTCGCTTGCCAACACATCAAATTCTGGACTGTTTACCACAATCCCACTCTTGAAAAACTCTGATAACTCCATTGTTCTGTTGATTACATACGGGTTAAAAAGTTCCGGTACAATAACGTCTGAAATTTTTGTAATTGCCATAAATATTTATCCTCTCTTTCTTAAATCGTTACTCCAGCCGCAGCGGCAAGCTCTTTTGCCTGTGCTGGATTTTCTTTTAAAATACGTCCCTGCTCAGTCAGATTAAATGTTTCCTTTGCGAATGGATTTGTTGTACCACCTGCGCCACCATTTTTCGGATTATACGGTGGTTTCTGCTGTTCCTGTTTAAACAAATGTACCATCGCCGCATCCTCTTTATATGGTTTCACAGCATCCTCTACGCCAACAGGTTTCCCTTCTTTATCGAAGTTGAACTTATCCAGCCCACCTGCCTTATAAATCAGATAGTCTGGATCCAGAACTCCCTGCTTTGCAAGAGATTCTTTTAAGGCGTATGTTTTTGCTGTTTTCTCTGCTGAATCTTTAAGGTCTTTAATCTCAGTTTCATATTCTCCAATTTTTTTCTGCAAATCTGCATTATCTCCATTGGATTTTTTAAGCTCTGTGATTGTGTCGTTTGCAGTTTCCAACTCTTTGACTTTATTATTAAAATCATCTTTTGGTACTGCATGTTTTGGGAACTCTTTCTGCGCCGCATTCATGACTGCATCCACATCAAGTTTTCCATCTTTAATCTCTGCCTTTTCTAAAATTGCCTTTAACCATTCCATTTTTTTTATCCTCCATAGATTTTTATTCCCGCTCTCCGGGTATTGGGATTCTCTGTTTATTCTCCAGATGAGTAATGCCGTTCTTTAATGTCTGCGGATAAAAGACAATATAAAAACAGGACTGCCGGAGGAACTTACTTAGCGTCACCTCTGCGCTGTTCGGTTCATAGATTTCCGGTTGCCCTGTTATTACTGGTTTTTATTGCTTTTTTACGGATATTGTTGTAATATATACATAAGATATCTTAATAAGAGTCATTTTGTTCCCCCTTTGCCTCTGTGTTATACAGAGTTGCCGGGAGCGAAAATGGCTCTTATTTATTTCTTTTATAGATTTTCACAATCTCCTGATTCTTTACCAAAATAATTATATCAATAAATTCCTTGTATCTGTTGCTCTATCTCATCCATGCTTAGTGCAGTTTTGTCAGCACATATAACAAAATTATTTGCTTGTTTCTTTTTCGATTTTACCATCCCATACAACGTATTTTTTCCATTTCCAAGGGGAGTTTTCAAATCAAATTTTATTCCATCTATCAGGTAATCCGGTGTCTGTATATTTTGAGGGAACGTTATCCTTGGAACCATCTTTATATCTTTCCCAGTTCCTTTTGCAATAATATTTGCAATTTCTTTTTCATGTTCCGAATAATCCAACAGCACTCTCTTTCCATCAACTTTGAAAGCTTCACCATTTACAAAATATTCCTGTAAATCCTCTACTTTACCAATTTTATTATCTTTCCCTATCCAAGATGCAGTTTTATCAACTGGAATCCCAAAGAAATTCTGCTCCCGTTTTTTGTCAGTATATTCTTGTATGTTTTCTGTTTTGGTCTTAAATTTTACATGTTTCCACTCCTTTTCCGCTCCATATCGTGGTTGGAAACTGTTTGACACAAAGTCCGCATCACCATTAACAAACGATTTTTTCCACTCCTCAAACGTCGTATCTGCCGGCACATAGTAGGTCTTTCCATCCTCGCCACGGGCAGCACGTTCGCCCACACTGTCAAATTCATCATCAAAATAAGGGCATGTACAGCCACGGCAATTCGGATGAAATGGCGGTACGGTAACACCAATCTTATAATCTTTCATTTGAAAATGTTTTCCATCCATCTCTCCACATGTATCACACGTATTGCTATCTAAGGTTTCAACCACTTGAAACTCTTCCACACCAAGATCAGAAAAACATGATTCCTGTGCCATGGCAGAAAAAGCCGCCGATTCCGTCTGAACAATCCTCGCAGCCTGTGACCTGCTCACTTTCATGTTCTTGGATATTTCCTGTATAGTTCTATCCGGTGATTCCCCTGTAATACACATTCGAGTTAAAGAATCATGCATACTGTTAATTAGTCTTGTTTTGTCCATCCAAACACGATCTGAAAAGTTACGTCCATCAACAGCCCACGGTTTATGTATAATATCACTGACTTTCTCTGAATTAAAATTCTGCATCTGCCAGCCAACACCCATACCTCGCTGTACTTCAAAGGCTGTGTGATAATATCCAGATGTATAAAGATTTGTAATATGCTCATCTATGGAATCATGATAATTTCCGTACAATTTTTCAAGTTCCTGCTGTGTCTGTAACTTAAGTGCCTCCAATCTACTGATATGTACCTTTGCCGAAGCATTCTCAAGCTCTTTCATCCACTGCTGATTGATACCGTTTTCTTCTCCATATTTAATATAATCCTGTACATCCCACTTAAACTCTTCCAGCTCATCGCTGTTGAGCAATCTCCTTGCCTCTATCATTGAAATTTTGTTATTGGATGCAAATCTCTGATACCAAGCATTAATTTTTCCGTCTAATACTTGTTCCGTACGCCGGAACTCCTGCTCGATACTCTGCATGGTCTGAACGGATGTGTCATGCTGCGCTTCTTCCAACTGCTGGAAACGTTCCTGCCAATATTCACTTGTCCGCTTTTCCATGCAATCACCTCATTTCATAAAATTCCCAACTCTTTATATACTGTTGCAATCTTCGGAAACTGAATTGCTATCCAATCAACCATCGTTTCTTCATGCCCTGCGTGCGAAGTATGCTCAAAATTATCTTTCAATCCACTTTCATTCAAAAATGCATGAATAATTTCATGGCGCAAACAACTCTTAAAATACGCATCTTTTTCTTCGTCATTGTGAAACCAAAAATGCTCTTCATCATCTAAATCTGCTATAACGATCAGTGGTATTTCGCTACAACAGTAACCAGCCCACGAATTTTGGCTTAATTCTTTATCTTCTGACCATTTATGTATTTCTATTTGATATTCCGTCCCCAAAATCATCACTGTTTGCTTCATTTATTTTCTCCTTACCTTTTGAATCAAAAGCTCCAATATAAGCATCTGCTTTCTCTTGTGCTTCCTGCGCTTCTTTTTCTAACTGTTTTAATTCTGCGTCCGCATCCTCAACAAGTGGATGATTTTTAAGGATTGTCTTTTTACTTACAATTCCGACCGAATCCTTGCAAATCTGTGCCTGTTCCGCGTCATTCTTTACACAAGTGCGGGACCATGTCTGAATGATTTTCTTACAATCAATCCCTTCATGTCGGCATATCGCTCTTACCAGACGTGCAAACCCAAGCTGAAACTCCGTTTCCGTCAACCCAGCTTTCATCTCCAGCAATGAATACATGAATTTAAGAGCTTCTCCACTCTGATTCCCAAAATTCTCCGGCTGTGGATCAAATCCCTGCCCTTGTTCAAAAATAGCCTTTCTGGTGGCTTCCAACACGCTGTTACGTGCTTCAATCGGTATTTCAATGTTGAGCGTGCTCACTCCCGGATTACTTCCATCATCTCCATCAACCTTGATAGTTTTGTATTTTTTCAAGTCTGATAAAAACGTGTCGAGATCAGTTCCGCCATACCCAGACAGTACAAATATCAATTCCTGTATATCATCCAAATCATTAATAAAACCGCTGTAGACCTTGTCGTAAACGTCTATCAGCGGTTTTATATTTTTCAGATCGTTTGTATTCGTGTTGTTGTTCGGGAATGGAATAAAAGGCACCTCTCCGAATTCATGCCGATATTCTGCGACAAAATCTCCGGTATCCGGCACCATGAAAGTGTTGTAGTAGAACAGCCCATCTTCTAAAGTGTCGCCACACTTCCGCCGGAACGTCCAACAACTTTCCTTATCCCAGTATTCATAAATTGTATAGGTATCTCCTGTTTCCTCGTCGATTTCATCATACACACGAAGAACACCGAGCAGTTTCTTTTTCAAATCGTGTGATTCAATCGGAATAATCTGCTTGCTGTCGACTACCGCCCACTGGAATGTCTCATCTTCATCCTCCCAGTAATGAATCCATCCCACCGATGCATTGGAAGCATTTACGCACAGCTCCATGCAGTTTTTCCGGTATTCATCACCGAGTACTTCTGTCACGACTTCACTTCCATGCTCATTCCCAATATCAAAAAGTGGCGGTGCTGTAAACATATATGCAGCCTTTTGATTGACAATAAGTCCGTGGAAGTTCCTCGGAATCCGGTTATCCGCATTACGCAACGGATTATCTGCATCCTCTTTTCTCTCATCACTAATTTTATTAATTAAAATATCCGTTTCATTCCGGTAATACCGCTCTGCCTGCATAGCATTAAAGGAAAACTTTGTATGTCCCGGTTCATATTTTCTTATGAGTTTTTTCATAATCTCAAGTTCCATGTCTATCACCTCTATTTCAAAATGCTGATACCGCCCGGCTTGCGAATAATCGTATAACAGAAATACCGAAGAGCATCCATCGCATGATCGTGCTGCTTTACCGGTTTATCCTCGCCACGCTCAGATGCTTTCTGATCCCAGATATACGACCCAAACTCTTTGATCGTATTCGGACACTGGTCACTGATGGAGATTTTCCCCTGATTCAGCAACGATGCCACAAACCGGATTCCATCCAACACATCATTTTTTGCTTTCTTGATCGCATAGCCTCGCTTTTTCAGCTCCGCAATGAAGGACGCTGCCGATGGATCTATAATGATCTTCACCGGCTTTATACCACCAAGCCACCGCTCCAGATCATCCGCATACTCACTATCCGTTTTCTGCCTTTCCTCATCTCGGCCGGAATAATAATACTCGCGGGAGCACACCCACCGTCCAGATAGTTCTTTGCACCACAGCAGGAATACCGTGGCATTTTGCGTACCATAATCACAGGATACATAGTAATTCGTATTGACCAGATCAGCCGTGCTGGAAATCACATGCTTTGCAGTGTCGAACATATCGTAAATAATGCCCTCTGCCATCGCCCATAGTCCAAGGATGTACCGGCGGTAGAACACACCTGTGTACATGCCACGGTATCGTTCCTTGATTTTCTCCGACAGACTCAAGTTATCATCCATCGTGAAATGCAGATACAACAGATGCTTTTCTTCTCTCTTATCAATCCATCCGGTCTTGAACCAATGATACGGTCCATCCGGGTTGCAGTTGAACCAATACTTCGAACCATCAACAGAACATCGTCCGGTTGCCTGGTTCACGAATGATTCCGGCATGAGCGCCACTTCATCAAAAAAGACCCCAGCTAAGGTAATACCCTGAATGAGATCCTGTGATCGTTCGTCTTTGCCGCCAAATATATAGAAATAATTGGTTACATCTCCTTTTGTGATGATTACCAAATTGTCAGCCCTGTGATCTGCCACCGTATAACCGCGACTTCGCAGCATCAGCTTAAGCCAAAATAATACATTTCTGCGGAAAGAACCGATTGTCTTGCCGCACATACCAAAATTTTCGCCGTCAAATGTGCTCATCGCCCACATAACAAACGATAGCGACATACTCACCGTCTTGCCAGATCGAATAGCACCATCTGCGATAATACCATCCTTATCTTTAACCGGAGAATCTTCACACCACCAGTTCAATACCTTGCGCTGCTTCTTGGAAAATGGCTTGAACTTGAAAACCCGCTTAATCTTACTGATTCTCTTCATCGCCCCAGTCCTCCGCGGCAGTACCATTCAAAGCTTCAAGGAATCCATCATCTGCAACCTCATCGCCGTCATCTGTCTGAACTTTGGCTTTCAGTAATGCAATCTCTGCTTTCTGCTTCTCAGTGGCAAGATCCATGTGATCCGAAAGCCACTGCAAAGCTTTCATCCGGTCAGCAAGTTTTACCTTTACGCCGTCCTTGCCTTTGGACACTTCTGAAATAATCGTTCCGTCCACATCCGCATCATTCTTGATATTGACATGGCTTACTGTGATAGTCTTTCGTTCTCCAGTGTCCAGGATCACATCTACATCCTCATTTCCAAACTCCACAAAATCAGTCGCATCGGCAAAAGCAATGTCCATATACTTCTGGAAGATGTCTGACTCACTCAGGAACTCCCTGTTGAGACGTTCTTGTTTCAACCTGAAAATTTCATCTTTTATCCTAGCATTTCCGAGCAGTCTAGGACCATTTACCACGGCAGTCGCATAATCAACATCATACGCTTTCTGATATGCCTTGGTGGCATTAAAGCAACGAATATAATAAATGCAAAAAAGCTGTTGCTTATCAGTCAAATCAGCGTTTTGTATCACCGCTTCTACTTCATCTGCAACAGACTCTTTTTTTACTTTCTTTGTTTGTTTATTTTCTTTCGCAACGTTGCGTTTATTTTTTTGCAACGTTGCATTCGTTTCGCCATTCCATTTGTACCGGTTTTTCCAACTTCGTACCGTTCCCTCTGCTACTCCTAGCTGATTTGCAATATCTATTAGCTTAAGCCCTTGCTTATACATTTCAAAGGCTTTGTCCGCTCTCGCATCTTTTGCCTTTGGCAAGGACCATCACCACCATTTCTTTTATCAGTATCCCTCAAATAACTTAGGGGGAATAGGGCGCCATCCGACGCCCATAAAAAAAGCGTAAGCAGATTCTTCTCTACTTGCGCTCTTTTCATTTTATATATTATCACGAATATATGTATCATTGTGTATCATCTTTATCAGATTCCTCATTTTCTATCATCAGTTGATAGTATACTCCTGTTGGATTGAAGTTTTTTAATGCATTAGCATGAATCCGGTGAATTTGTGCCCACTGATACCCCATATGCACACAAATCTTTTCCCAGCTGTACCGACGAAGATACCGATATGTTAATACCTCTCTTTCTGTCTCATTTTCCATCTTTTCAATATCTGCAAATATTTCTGCATATAGATCAATACGTTTGTATCTGGCAGCTATTAGCTTATTTATCAGTTCGTCCAACTTTGCCATATAATCAGACAGATCTGTTTTATTATGTGCATGCGGCATATCATCCATAATAACAGACGGCATCATTTTATCCAGTCGCAATTGTTCTATTTCTTCCTCTATACGTTTGGCTGCATTTATGGATGGAATATATGATTGTAAGTACGCCTTTTTCAAATCGTTATTGTTCACTTTATTTCCCCCTGGTATTTCTTTTAACAAAATTTTATCACGTACTTACATATTGTTTGTGCCAACTTTAGGGCAAAAAAAGAGTCAGACACATGAAATTCTTCACATATCTGACTCTTGTTATTATTATTTTTAATTATAGCTATGTCTGCCCAACATGGAACATTACCATAAACGTTATCTAATATATGTCATGTATTCTGATGGTTCAAGAACACTATTAAAAAGCAGTTTTTTGTTTAGTTTATAAAATTCATTCACACGCTTTTCATCGTCTATATTCAATGATACTATCTCGATTGTATTTTTATCAATATGTGTTCCATCAAAATACAACTCCAAAAATCTATTAAACGAATTTCCGTTACACAATAACAAGTCAACAAGTATTGTACACGGCTTTTTTATACGATCACATAGATTCAATTCCAACAATGAAATATTTTTCATTGGATTTATATACGACGAAGGGAACATAACGTATTCGCTATCCAATATTTTTTTTTCAACAATAGTTATATTTTTCATATCATCACTTATATTTTCTTATATTACAATAGGTTTTAATCATAGTGTCAATAATTTCTTTAAATTTTCTATCGGCATTATCTCTCGTTTCAATAATAGATGTCGTATAATCTTGATTGGTAGTATGAGAATACGGATGTCTAATTCTATGATAAACTTTATATGCTTTGTTTATCTCGTAGCTAATATCATCATTATCAATCTTGGCAACATATTCAGCTTTAAGCGATAATGGGTCGCGCGCATCTTTGTTGTGGAAATAATATCCAACTGTAGCTTCGTCTTCAAGAATAATATTATTTTCTGCTAGCAATTTTAAAATAAATCCTTCCATAACTCTTGCTGCCGGATGAAACAGTTCTGAATAATCCATCTTTAATTCGCTACCAGTTATCGTAACACTAGTTCTGTAAAACATATAGGCCATTGTCATAATTGCCTTATGCCCATCGGTAAGGAAATCGTATACTTCACCCAGAGATTCTTTCATATCTGCTACAATTTCTTCAGAGTTTATTGTTATGTTCGCGCTCTTAGTTGCTGCATTTACAATACTAGCAACTTCTCTTCCTTGTGTTATTATCTCTATGGCTCTATAAAATAATTCTAGTGTTTTACCTTGTATCACTAATTTCCCAGAATTATAATATGATACAACAATGGAATCTTGATACTCTGTGCTGCGAAGTTTTGCAAAAAATTTATTGGAATCTGTTTGCTCGTACTCAATGCAAATATCATCATAATCTTTCATTAACGCATAAAATGCATCAAAATCCTCTTTAGATGCTTCTATTGAGAATCCACTTCTGTATAGATTACTACTTGCTAAAACTCCGCAATTATCCGAAATATAATCAGCGATTTCTTTTGAAATTTCTTTTTCCCTTCCAAAATTTGGACTTATTGTATACACCCCTCCATTTACTGGATACACGGACAAAGTTGCGACCTTATTATCACATTTCACAATATAATTTAATGTCTGTGCTTCCATATTCGATGGTTCAATTACTGTCACATTTTCGTATGAACTTCCTATTCCCCAAGAATTAATTATAGCTGGGATTTCATTAATATTTATCCTTAAATTCTTATATTTCTTATTATCTTTAGCCATTCTTTTCTCCACAAGTAAACATTATGTGTAATAATATTACAATTTAACATATTTTTCAACTACAACATATAGAAATATTTCAAAGGTAATTCATCAATATATGTATATCATTTATTATATTGCCTTTATTTCTTCTTTATAAAAAAGAATGTGTTACACATCTCTTCCCCATACAATCATATACTGTCCGTTCTTTTCTTCTACCAGATGACACATCCTCTGCCGCATTAACCTCTGTGCCATGCTGCGTCTCCGGTAAAAACTCCGCCTGCTGATCGGGAGAATACCATAATGAGCCTCAAGCATATCGTAGGACACCTTGTGTATTATGGATTCTGTTAATTCTCTGGCTATGAAGCTGTCTACCTCATTGCAAATCTCATACGTTTCTTTTTCACTCATCATGCACATTCCCCCTTTCGCGCAAGCTGTTTATGTATTATGCAACATTATAACATATATTTCACTCGTTTTATAAGCTTTCATTATAATCGAATGCAACATTTTTATTTATATATTGTTTTCAAAAATAAAAAAGAGCCGGACATACAAGACATTTAAGTCTCATACATTCGGCTCTATGGCGCTAACTTATGCAGTAATTATAGCATATCTGATTTATAATGAACAGAAAGAGTCCTAACTCCCGAATCATTGACGTTTGGTCAAAAGTCAATTCTATCTATTGTGCTATACTTTTTATGATTTCTTTCCTTTTTTCCTTATCTATCATACCTCTATTTTCAAGTTCTGTTAATATTTTATCTTGAAACTCCATATCTTTTATTTCATCTGCTTGCGTCACAAGATTTCGTTGTTCTTCAGTCAAAAATTTTTTTCTTCTTTCATACTCATTTTTATTATCCCGATACTCCATTATAGATACAGCAATAGTAAACATTAGTACTGTCGTTGTGATTCCATCTCTATTAGCAGTAAATATTATAAGCACAAACTGAATTGAAAGAACCACAACAAGGCATAAATAAGTAATTGCTTTTGAAAGATATGTATATGCTTCTCTCCACGATTCATATAGGTTATTTTTATCTTCTTCTAACAATTCTACCATATCACCATATTTTTCCTTGGATAATTTTGACATCATAATCCTAGCGCTCATTTCTCCTGAAAAAAATGACAACACAATAATTATAAAGTTAAATAATAGGTATTTATCAGTAGATATAAATTCTTGATACCATACCATAAATTTTTGTAAGTTTATACCTCCCATAACACATATCTCCCATATCTATTTTTTACATATTATACCACTCCAACCGCCAATATTCAATTATCAATGTACTACAGTTTTTACCGGCATATTTCAGCCGGCAAAAATCTCAATATTCAGTTCTTCATATCAAAAAAATCAAAAATGGCTCTTAATACTCGTCCAATTGTTAGTGGAATTATGGAAAGTATACATGCAATGATAATAAGCAGTAATATCGGCCAGAATGCTATCTGTACCAGTGTAGCCGCATTTGGTGCAGTATCATCCTCTAAAAATCCAGCAAATACACCTCCGATGAACGCATATATTATGATTCCTATAATAATCTTCATTTTGTCACACCTTCTTTCATCCGTTAAAGTTCAGTTTAGCTCTCTTAGCTTATTTTCTAAATATCTGCGAGCGCAATTCTCCATTGTGTCATTACTTTGATTGTACAATTTTAAAATTTCGCTTTTATAATCATCTCTAAGCATCACATAAACAAACTCTTTAGACATTTCATCAATTATCATGCTTTTCTTAATATCCACATAGTCACCTACCTTGAAAACGTTCAGCTTAACAAAGTATATCTGATGGAAGAGACATATAATTGATGTTTTCAGCCAGTGCAGATATAGGATAATCTTCAACTTTGTCATCAATATTTACTTCAACTACTCCACTATGAATACTCCCATCTTCACAAATACATAATTTTTTAAATCCTGTTATTTGAAATCTTCTCCCATCATTCAACAACCCATGTGTGAAATTTCTTACAATCGCTTTTTTCATTGTCTTTTACCTCCCTAAATTCTTTCAACTATTTCCATTTTGGGTTCAGTTTAATTGTCTAAAATATAGTCCAGCTCTTTTTCTACGTTTCCTTGCTCGAGTTGGAACATAATTCTTTCCCATTCTCCGCATCTGCACCGCTCTAATAAAGTAAAATAGTCTTTTCTGCAACTATCTAAATATGTCTGTTTAACATCTTCTTTACACTCTGTAATTGTTACATTTTGCTCACTATCACTTTTATTATGCTGCGTAGTTAATCTGTACTTCATATCTGATACCTCCGTTAATTTCTAATTTACCTACGCAATCCATGCCTCCGGTGGGAGTGCATCTGTATAGCGTTTAAATTCTCTCCATTCCTTGCTATACTCTGCATACCGGTCCTGCTCTGCGGCGGCTGCCTCATAAAGTTTCTCGATCTCTTTTACTACCTGTAAATGTCCTGAGTTTTGATCTCGCAAAATATCAATTGCTGCTTTCAAACTATCGTACCGGCTCCGTAGCCCGATATAAGCGGAATAAACCTTAAAACACTGTCTAGCCGCAGCAATCATTTCATCCTTCGTCATCTGTTTCAGTTTCTTTTTAGTTTCATCTTCTGCCCAAGAATCAGAACATCCTATTCCGAAGTAGTCCTGCTCGTATTCGTCAAAGCCAAGCAGTCCTCCGTATGTCTCTCCGGCTCCTACTGTAACAAAAAATATGTCGAAGCAATCCGGAATCCATTCATCTCGGATATCCTCAGACAATCTTTCGCATTCCGCACAGAGATCAGCAAAAGTCATTTTAAATTCATACGCTTCGTCTTCATCCCCGGACAGAGCATTGACAAGGCTATCATTCCCATCTTCGGAATCCGTGTACCAATGCACGTCTTCGCAGGCTTCTTGGATGTCCCATAAATCCTGTTGGATGAAATCAAGGTTGAGATTTTTGACAATAGGCTTTTTATATCTCAGTTGTTTTGCCTTAAACCGTTTTGTTTCCTCTGCATCTACCATTTTCTCTACCTCCACTAAATTCTAATTTAACTCACATATCTTGTTTAATTCTTGTTTTAACTCAATTCTAACTCGACTTAACTCGATTTAACTCAATTCTCCGTTAATCATGGCATCACCCCCGGAATATCCTCAAAACTAATCTGATTATCTCGTTCAAAGACAATCATCTCATTTTTGGCTCTCTGATAAAAGTTGCGATCAATCTCAAATCCGAATACACTTCTCCCGATCTCTGCGGCTGCTCTTAAGGTACTACCGCTACCACAGCAAGGATCAATAACAACATCACCGGGATCCGTAAAAATCTCTATCAGCTTTTTTAGCACCGCTACTGGTTTTTGTGCCGGATGGATTTTCGGAATATCTTTTCCGTCTTTCTCCCAACTGAACCAGTTAAAAATCATTTTCCCAGTGCCCCGAATCGTCTTACCGTTTTCGTCAAACTGTGCGCCATTTCTGAACTTCGGAAGTTTGTCTCGATAGAATACAAGTGCGTATTCAGTAGCACCAACCACGCGCATATTTGCCTTAAGCACCTGCGGACTATAATTTTTCACAAATACAAGCGGTATGTAATGGATGAATCCATGTTTCCGGGCTGCATCAATCAGCGTAGGCATCTGTTCAAATGAGCAGAAAACGATCATGCATGGTGCATCAGAACTTCTTCCTCTATTTCCTGCTTTCTTCGGTTCTTTCTTAAGCATCTTGCTGCAAAAATGGAAGTACTCATACAGATTAAAATTAAAATCTGAATTGAATGCTGCTTTTCCTGCAAGTTTGCTCTCTCCATTCTTATTGTCTCCACCGTTGTACCACATGGGATTGCTGCCGTAAAAGTTTTTACCAACGTTGTACGGCACGTCTGCAATAATTAACTGTGCCGGTGGAATTGCATATTTTTTATAATTCTGCATTGAATCTCTGTAAATTTCACATTTTAATTTCTTCATTTTTCTCAAAGGAACCCGATATATCGTTACCACGGCCGTAGGTTCGGCTCCTTTCTACATAAAATCTTCTAACCTCATTTGTCCTTTACAATTGCCACCGATCGTGGATGGATCCCAGCCAACTCCAATGTAGTCTAAGACTTTTGCCCATCCATAATCATTGCCATTTGCATCCTTGCACATGTGGAACATCAGATAGTCCCACTCTTTTGGGTTACTCTCATACAACAGATCAAACCGATGTGGTCGTTTCTCCATGTGAATCCCAAATCCACACATACTGCATCCGGTGCGCTGCGCCTTTGTCGTGTACAATGTACCGTCTGGCTTTTTCTCAATAGTTCCATAAATCTCTGGAATGATGCTGTCAGGCATTTCAAAACTTTGAGATAATCTTCCTTCTTTCAAAAGTCTTTCATGATATTTTTCTTTCAGTCCACCTTTCCACATCTGATCCATCTCTAAGGCAAGCGCTAAAATATCCTGTCGATGGAATATAGCAAATGGTGCTGATCTGATCTGTGCATATTTTCTTTTATATTCATATGGCTGCTTTTCTTTCTGCATAAAAGATGCTATCTTCTCATATGCTCCGATCCGCTCCATTCTTTCCTGTACTGATTCCATTATCTTTTGGAGTAAAGAGCTCTTTCACGCTGGCCAGCAAACCTCTCACTCCTTTCGATTTACTTCAAAATTTCATCTAAGCAGGCATTCCAACCTACGCTCTTTGCATCTGTCCAAAAGTTACTTATGTAGTGATTTTTGTTATGATTAATTTCTCTTTTCTCCGGCAGTTCCCGGAGCGGACACATATCATGCCGTTTCTGTGTGAATGTGCTTTGTGATAATTTCGAAGCACCATTGTTTAACACATTCATAAGCTGGCATTTTTTTATCCCTTGAAATTCATACTGAAATTTACATTTACTGCACGATTCCGGCATATCCATAATCAAAATTGCTTTAGCCATACCTCACACTCCTTCCGGTTTTTCACACCGCTCAAACGATATTACCCACACATAAGGATTCGCATCCCAACCGTAGCGGTCAATGTCGGATTTCTTAATGGTACTGTTCCAAAGAGTCGAAAACGCATATCTTTTTTCTTCTCCATTCAACACATGAGGATATTCCACCTCTACACCCTCTCTGCAAATCTGCTCCGATGTGATTTCCTGCAACCGCTCCACCCTCACATCCGTAACCTTAAGCCAGATACGTGCCGCTTCTTTCGGCATAAATAATGATGGTTTCCACTCTCCATTATGGCTGAACCATTTATGCACAAATGTGTCATAGTCTAATCGGTCTATGGAATCTGTATTTCCATTTGCAAATTGCAACCTCACATCATCTCCGCCTGCTCTGAATCTCACGTCAGCAGTTGCTTCGTATCGGTGTGCTCGCCAACATTGCCATGTTTCCCGGACATACAGGATGTCGCCCGGCTCGCAAGGCAACTTAAAAAATTTCTCTCCATACCCATCTGCAAATGTACCTCTACACGATATGTACCCTTTAGGTGTAAAAGCGGTATATCCCCATACTGCATCATCAGGAATAAAGCCTTTTACAATTCTTCTCGTTGCATCTTTTCTCCCGTCCAGAATCGCCCGAACCATTTCCGTATTGAATAAAATCGGCTTAATTGCCATCTACTCCACCGCCTTTCATGATCTCGATTGCATGCTCATAACTTCTTGCTTTCTCTTTCCCCAAATTACTGTCGTATGCATTCTCCCAAAACTTTCTCTCATTTTCCAACTGCTCCACAACCTTGTCCGGATCATAGGCGGTCGGCATATTGTTAATCACATCTTTTACTGCATCATAATCTTTCATGCTTTCAAGACGTCCACTTAAGTTGTCTAAAACCAACCCAGCATCAATCAGTCTTCCCATCGTTCGCCCTCCTGTTCCACGCTTCTATAGCTTTATTCCTGCAAGAATCAATGTTTACAATTGCGGTATCTTCTTTTTTCATATCAGGACAATATCCACTTGCTTGATCATGGCAATTTCCACACTCGCACCATATTGTAAATCCTATGTATTCTTTTTCTGCCGCTTTTATCTTGCATTCTCCGCCTCAGAACGGACATGGCTTCAATTTTTCACTCATTATTCATTACTCCAATCTATGTGCTGTCCACATGCCGGACAAAAATCATAATCGTCATAGTCAACTTCGTAATGCTTGCCACAACAAGGGCAAATCCATGTATCGTATACAAGGTGTCCATCTGAGTATCCGTCTCCCTCGTAATCCGGTTTCTTCGCTGTCTTTTTCTCCATCGCCGCCCGGCATTCTTCCGGCGTGCCGATTGCGCGATACTGCTTAACTTCTTCCGATACTAATGCCATTTGACATAGTTCTTTATAATTTTTTTCTTTATCATACTCAACTTCTGTGAATGGTTTATCCAACAGAACACATAATAATTCGTACCAGCTTAAACCATGTCGCCTTGCTAATTGCTCTAAAGTCTGTCCACAATGATTTTCCATTGCCTGTTTTTCATGCGGTGCAATTAAATTCCAGTCTATAGATTCATTTGTTCCTAAAATTGGGAATTTTTTCTCACTCATAACCGCACCTCCAACAGCTCCGGGTTGTCAAACTTATTACCAAGAACCTCATAATCCAATCCACCAACAGATATATCATCTACACATTCATCGAGCGTCATAGGAAAATTACAGTCAACTGCTCTTATATCAAATCTTGCTTTGCATTCATTCCATAAAACTACACAGCTTCTGAAAACTGCACCTCTCTTGATATGACCGTCAACAATGTCATTCTCCCAGATCAGCTTGCCTTTCTTGTCCTTAAGTCCGGTGCACTGACAGATAGTGGCTGGGTCAACTTCATAGTTCTTTATCGAATGCTGTGGTACATAATTCTGGATAATGTAAACTCCATCATCTGTTTGAATTAAATTTCCGAATATCCATTCACCATTGTCTTTCCGCTTTGCGCGGAATAAATATCTATCTTCCATCCTCTTCCTCCATTTCTTTCTGCAACCATTTCTTGATATTATTTTTGCAACCTGTATCACAATTACTATGTCTGCAATTTATCAGACATGCTCCGAATCCGGTCTGCATTGGTCTGTGGCTTTTCTGTAAGTATATCTTTCGCATCTGCTTCATAACGTTCTGGCAATGGCATCCATGCGTTGACAAACAAACCATATGAAACATAACTCTTATCATCATCTCCCGGATAAAACGCTCCCGATAAGTCAGACCCAACCTCATACCTTCCGATGTCTGGAAGTGTAAAGTTATCAAACGATAAAAGGATATATTCGTCTGAATCTGGTAACCTTTCTCCCACTGGTATCCACCTGCCAAACTCTGGCTTCTTTGCCATGCTCTTCATACACTCCATCATATTTCTACCTCACTAAATCTAATCCTCATTTATGTAAAACTCATTTCCATGTCTGGTGTACCCAAAGCAAAGGCTTCCACCATCACAAATTAATGCCAGTTCTAAGCTTGATAACTGTGTATTATTTTTAATAACCTTATAAACAGAACGATACTTACCCGGTGTACAATCTAAGACAATGTCATAATCATCAAGATTATCAACTTTATAACTTGAAATTCTGTATTTTTCCTTTAATTCTTTATAAATTGTGCTGTTCATGATTGACTTTTCTCTCTCATTTTCAGTAAAGGCATATGCTGGATAAATTCTCTTTTCAATCTCCATACATTATTTTTCTCCTATCTCACTAAATCTATTGTTTTAACAGATATCCCTTTAAATTTCCCGGTGCGACAATACTCTGCGGTATCAAAAAACATAATGCATCCATCGTCTTTTCCGGTATCGTCACTTCCTGCAAGTGCTATGCTTACACCATTTCTTACCAATGTATTTTTTAACAGAGTCAGTACCGCCTTTATCTCATTCTTGGTTTCGTCCGTCATTTCAACTTCACCTTTCTCTTTCTACCTTTCTTCTCAAACTTATCGCACATCCCAACCGGGCATCCACGCCTTAATCTGGTCTGTAAATAATATCCACACATGATTTCTGTCTGGTTGTGCTTGTATGCATATTTACATTTCCGACAGTATTTTATGCTTGTCTTTGTCATCTCTCCCATGTTAATAATCCTTATTTCACCGCTTTTCCTGTTACAATATCCCAATTTTCATCCTCAATAAACTGATTCCGAATAATCTCATCCGTCAGATAGTGTTCCTTACTCTTTGGCTGCTTGCGCCAATAGGAATCAATGTAATAGGCAACCCAATTCATAAATTCTTCGATTTTGGCATTTGAGAAACGGTAAGAATCTTTTAATGTCGGAATAGTCAGATACATTGTGGAGGCAAGCGCGCTCTCGATATTCCGATCTGCGCCAAGCACTGCCCGTCCATTTTTTATATCTGCCATATACAATTTTTGTGACATTGGGATTGATTTTACCCACTTGACCACATCAATTTTCTTTTTACGGCAATATGCCATCATGCTCTCGCTCGTTACCGCTTCGTCATCATCGTCCTGCCAAGATTTCCGACGCTCAACGGTTTTGCTATAAAAATTCGTGACCTGCTTAAACGTCATATCAAACTTGTCATACAAAATGGCTGTAAAAATATATCCCATGTGATTCGCGATATTATCTCCTAACTGACATTTTGCTAATTCCTGCTTATAAACAATCGACGGAATTAACCTCTGTCTCTGCTGTACGTTATGCATTTGTTCACCTTCCTTGTATTTTTTATTTTATATTTCCACCCGCCATCATCTTTTCAATGATTTCCTCCTGCATCCGCTCTGCGATATGATCCCGGACTGATTCTTCTGGAAATGCGATCTGATATGTCCGCTCCTTGATCCGGTTCGTGATCCGGTCATCGTAGGATAGTTTGTCCAGCGGATCATTACTCGTGAAAATCGTTACCTTCTGGTTTATGTACCGCTCATTGATGATCTGATACATTTTGTCATTTATCCAGTCCGCTGGTCTCTCCACTCCGAAATCATCAATTACAAGAATGTCTGTGGTGTAAAGTGCGTCTAAAAGCTGGTTCTCACTGTATTCTGTATCTCTCCGCCATGTATTCTTAATCTCTTGCAGGATGGTCAGTGACACTGCAAACTTCACTGCATAGTTTTTCATCAGCTCATTTGCAATCCCGGCAGCGATCCTCGTCTTACCGCTTCCCTTTGTCCTCGACCAGATATACAGTCCCATGCCTCTTTCCTTCTGGCTCTCAAAATCATCCAGATAGGTTTTTATGATTTTACAAGCATCTGACACCATCTTTTTACTTTCCTGCTTTCTGTACACATCCATCCGAAACAATCTCAGATCCATCCCACGGAATGCCTCCGGTATATCTGCGAATCGCAACCGCCTTGACATGACCGCTTTTTCACGGCATTTACACGGTACTGCTATTTCAACTCCGTCTTTTATTTTCAAGATCCACTCTCGACCTTCGCAAATTGGACACACATCAGAATCCTTGGAAGTCTCCGGTGTCTCCGCATTCCTGCATAAGTTCGTTGAGTGATTTTTCATGCGTTCCAGTATCTCTTCCAACTGATCCATCGTTCTCTCCTTTCAGATACTGCATAAACAAATTTTCTTTCAAGAAATTCTCTGCATTTTTAATATAACGATCAGGTGTCCTTTTCTTTTGACAATCAACAGCGTAATTTTGTGCAGCCACTATCAAATCATCTTCTGGTACACCAGCCAGTACCGCATTGCAGTATTCTGTTTCAACAAGAAAGCCAGTACACCGTTTCGGATAGGCTGCGGCAAACTCTCCGAATTTTTCCGTGGGGGATATAGGGGGTGTATTTTGTTTATGTTTATGTCTTTGTTTATTAATAGGTTCACTTTGTGGTTCAAACTGTGGTGCAATTTGCAGTTCACTTTGTGGTTCAAACTGTGGTGCATTTTTACTGTAATTTTGAACCACAAGACTATTTATTTTATATTGTGCTGCAAGATTCCCACCGCGCGATTTCCATTCGATGAACCCATCTGTAGCAAGCTTGTTTCTCGCTCTCTTTAACGCTGATGCATTTAATCCAGACCGAAGTCCAAGGACTGACGAAGCTACCGTAAACGTATCTGGCCACCCTGCTTTATTCGCTATGGACATTAACGCATGCCATAAGGCGATTGCAGTGTTGGGCTGCGGGTTTAGTTCGAGCCTGTCGTAAAATGCTTTTATCTCAGCTAAATAGTTCAAGCAATCACCCCGTTTCCAAGTCCTTAAGTAAGTCTCTTAATTTCATTTTTGCCTGTTGCTCTGTAAGTTCCGTGATTGTGACCTCAATTCTCGGATTATCCTTATCTACAGAAACATCATGATAAAAATGAGGGATGCATCTGCGGTTATCTTCTTGCAGCACCTTTGTTTTTTTGAGACTGTCCTGAATGAACTTTGTTACACAGGAGAGAATGTTGTCCCCATCTCTCCTGTTGTCTTTTTCAAAACAGTGGTAATAGATCAATACTGGCTTTTCAATATGTACTCCGTGGAGCTGCTGTCTGATACACCACATGATGTGATTCTCATTATCATTTTTTACCTTTCCGCCCTTATATGGGTTGGTGCGATTGGCTGCGGTGTAATTGTTCAAGCCTTCTAAACGCCCCGGAACTGTAAATTTATACTCCATCGGCACCGTCCTCCATTCTGATCTGCGCATTGCAATCATTAATCTGCTCTGCTAAATATGCCGGAAGAGTGTAGCAATCAACAAATTCGTGTGCATCGGCAAGATCCTTGCGTTTCAGTGCCTTGTAGCTTTTCATTTTTCCTTCATCATCGTAGATACCAAACTCACGTTTTAACTGATTGTAGATGTCGCTGAACACTTTTTTGTGTACTTTGCTATCCCTGTAAGCTTCTGATTTCTTACCACCGAGCATTTCCACCGCCTTGCGTCTGACATGCGCAGAAAGTTCGTCTGATTCTGCTCCGAACAGCGGCATATCATTTTCAATGGAATATACTTTTTGCTCTACGGTTTCAACTTTCTGTTCCAACTCCACAGTTCCCTGTGCCAGCAATGCAATCTGTTCCAAGGCTGTGAGAGGTTTCTTAATTGCATCTTCCAGCTCATGAAAACGATTGATATATTTTGCAGTGAACTCTGTACCTTTCACACCAGTGAGCTTGTGAGCAATAAATTCACAGCCTTTCTTTGTAACCAGATAGCAAGGTCTGCTCTGATTGTTATTATCTTTATATGTACTTTCCTCAAAAAAATCGCCCAGCGCAATCTTGCTCTCGGCAAATTTCTTTGCATATCTTCTGATATCTCTTAATAATTCTTTATGTTCTTTTCCGACCATATCAGCAACTTCTACTGATGTAATTGTTTTCTGTTCTAAATTCAAAACTTCTCCTTTCTCCCGGCACCATGGAAAGCACCGGGAAACCATGGCTTTCAATAATTCGTGATATATTATTTTCTGCATGAATAGGTTTCTTTCTGCCGACCGGCAAGGTGTTCCAACCCTATAACCACGACTTTCCAAAAATATCTCTGAAATCTTCTCTTGTTCCGTAATGAGATTCAAAATATTCCTGCGCCATAGTTTTTAATTTCAAATCAATTTCTTTTGCATTGGCGCCTCTCTGCGCTCCGTTAGGATGCAGATCCGGTCTGAGTGGAATAACAAAACCATACTTTTCACTGTTTTTACGGTTTGAACTTCCAAAGATATGATGTCTTTCCACCGGATATGTTCCGGTAAAATAACAGTGATCCATATCATCCGTGAACACGCTCCAAAGCTTTTTACTCATGTTCCCCACTCCTGCTTCATACGTTCCAATTCATCCGGTGTAGCTGTCTCAATGCCAAGTTCCTTTGCTTCTTCAACAATCCGGTCTATAAAGTGGCTCATTTCGACAGTATCGTATTCGCTAGATCCTTTGATCATCAGATACGAAGCAAATTTCCCATTGTCTTTAATATATTTCCAATGACCATCAACCTTTGACATGTCAACTGATTTTTTTACTGTAATCGTGATATATCCGTCTTCATCTTCATAGAACGCTCCGTATTTCTGCAACATTTCCTCATAGACTTCATCCTTGCTGGAATAGATGTCTTTGCTATTGGCAATCTTTGTCATGAGCACCCATGCATAAGCATTAGCATCAAGACTTCTTTTCTGACGATACTTAACTGCCTTAATCTGCAATAAATCATCCGGTTTTAAATGCTCAATCTGCTTTTCTGCTGATGCGTCAACCTCAAATGTAAGGATGATGCCTTGTCCATTGAATGTACGGCTCGCTCCGGTCAGTTTTCCTGTAGTATCCATAAGCTACTCTTCTTTCTTTTTCTTATACCAGCACTTAACCTGTTCAATGATCTTAGCAGCCATTTCACTTGATAGGTCTGAAGTCTTTTCAAAATGATATTTTTCTTTCAGCGTTTTCCAGATATCATTGGATGTAGCATTCTCACACATATCAGAATACGCACTTACAAAATCTGTCATTGTCCTAAGCTGTTCTACGGTTGCTGGAACAAAATCATTCTTTGGTTCTACCGTATGGCTTTCTGAATCTGGATCCTGCATCTCTTCGGTAGGAATACAGAACACTTGGAAACAAGCATATTTAAACGCAATCGCCATAGCTTTATTCGTTGCCTTATCTCCGGAATCCATGCCCTCACCGATTGTTACCGCCGTGATACTGCTTCCATCTTCCGCATAAAAGGTATATTTAATCTTGCAGACCGAATAGATCAGCGTTGCACCTTTTATGGATTTTCTTTCTTCTCTGGTCTGTTCTAAGACCTCTGGAACGATAAATATATGATTGTTGACCAATGCCGGATTTATCGCATTCATCACCGCATCAATTCCGCGGTATTTAAACCCCTGCGACTTATTCAAATCATTTTTTCCAACCGCACCGATTTCTTCCATGCACTTTGATATTGCCTGATATATGTTCATCTGTTTTGCTGTCTCTGCCATTATCGTACTCTCCTATACTTAATTTCTAAGCTGCGCATCTGTGCTTCCAACTGCACGATCTGGAACGGATCAGCAATAATCTCATAAACAATTGAATCATTAACCGGCTTCGGCTCAATAATTTTTTCTTCCGGTACAGTCTGCGCAACTGGTGCTTCCTGCATCGGAGTATCAGTAGCAGAACTAACCTCTGATGCCTTACGTGCTTCCTCTTCGGCTTTTCTTTTTGCTTCCTCTTCCTGTCTGCGCAAAATCTCTTCTTTCTGTTTCTGATACTGATTCATGACCTCAATAGCATCTGATAATTCTAAGGTTGCCTTGTATTTCTCAATCCCATTATCCTTAAACTCTGATTCCATACTGCGGATAATACAGAAATCTTTTTCTACATGGTCCACTCGCTCTGCAATGGCTTCTGTGATCGCTTTCTTTGTAGTGGTGGCATTCTCCCACTTGCTATCATAAATTCTCTGTAACGGAAGATATCCGCTCGCTTCCCCATGCTCTGCCATGATCTCCGTATAGATTTCAGAAATCAGCGATTTCTTTTCTTCCACACGCCTACGCTCAAATTCTTCCACCTGATTATTGATAAAGTTGATCGGTTCATCAATCAGATTGTCCAGTTCCTTTACCTGCGTTTCAAAATTTGTGTAGGGAATCATAAAAGATTTCTTCACTTCCAGCTTTTTATCGTTGACTGATTTTTTCAGTTTTCTGAGACTTGCAATTGTCTTTTTTGCTTCTGTTTTGGAATCCTCTGTGAAAATCATATTTTTATAAATTTCCAGTTCGGAATTAAGTTTTTCCTTAATCTCCTCAAAATTAAAA